ACATCGTGAACTTTGATTACACCTTCACTCTCGGCGGTCTAGACACGGTAAGCGTCACTTGTGCAGACTTCTCTTACCAACTTGGGCAGACTTTCTTGGCTGAGTGGAATGTCACAGAGCAGCTTTCAAGCGATCGTTTTGATGACCTGCTAGATCTACCAGAAGTGGATTACACAGGCACACGGAGCATTGAGACAGGTGTGGCGACCCTTGGCGGTGCAGCTGCTTGGACAGTCGCCAACGGAACCTCGGTAGCAGGGTACGCCAACAAAATCATGGAAGCCGAGCAGGGCAGAATCTTTGTGGATCGAGAAGGCACAATCACCTTCCAAAAGCGCATCGGACAAGTTTTAGGCGTCCCCGTCGCAGAGTTCCACGACACAAACCCACCAACCAAGATTGGCTACTCGGCGATTGACATTGCCTTTCAAGCGGACACAGTCGTCAATCGTGCATCAGTTGCACACGCTGGAGCATCGTCGCCACAAGTCGCCGAAGACCTGACCTCTCAAGCAACCTACCTAATCCAAACAACCTCGATCACAGATTCGCTCGTTCATAACGACGCCGCAGCTTTAACACTTGCCGAGTACCTTCTTAACGCCAACCCAGAAGCACGCTTCAACTCAATCGGCACCGAGTTCCCCGGCACACCTGCCCTTGATCAAGACATACTTGCCTTACTTGATGTAGGCAGTGTGATCAATGTCGAAAAGTCAATTACCACTTCGGAAGGCCCGACCCAATTTGCACAAAACTTGACGGTTGAAGGTCTTGAGCATCGGCTCACTTTGTCGGCTGGTCACGCTGTCACCTACTTCACGGCACCGACCACGATCGTCTATGAGCTGATTTTGGACGACGCTGTATATGGCACACTTGACGAAGACAATGTCCTAGGATAGAAACATGGCTGAACAAACTTTTACCGCTGGGCAAGTTCTAACTGCCGACCAGATGACTACTTTGCAAACCAATATCGGTTTGTCATTTGTTAAAACACAAACAGTTGGCAGCGCCGTCAGTAGCGTAACTTTGACCGATGCTTTTAATTCGACTTATTCGGATTATCGCGTGACAATTTCTGGCGTATCTTGCTCATTAGCCGATCTTGACATCCGCGTAAAGTTTGAAGCAGCTCTTTCTACATACAGTTGGGCTGGACAATATCAGGCATACACATCTCCAACCGTTTTAACTGGTACAGGTTCATCAGCCAATAACACTGGAATTGCAGTAGCGGCATCACAAACATCAGGCAACTTTAGTTGCGCCTTTGATGTCCAACGCCCGGCACTTGCCTCATTTACGGTCGTTACGGGAACTGCTGCAAATGCTACATATCGCACGACATATTCTGGAATAATGGCAACTGCAACTGCTTACACAAGTTTAATTATTAATGTCAGTGCTGGCACGATGACAGGTGGAACTATTACCGTATTTGGATACAGGAAGTAACAATTATGACTTACAAAGAAGCCGTTGCCATGTATCCCCATGATGCAGTATTTATACAGGTAGATGATGTTGTGCGCCCAATGACACCAGCCGAGTACGAAGCGTTTATACAACAGCAAGTAAATGCAGTCCCGATTGGCTAATGGAAGTATTAATAGTCAATGAAGCCGCGCCTTCTGCTAGTTAGCGTCATGCTTACACTTGTGCTTTGCGCTTGTGCTGATCGCAACCGCGAAAACTGCAACACCACCAAAGCCAACGGAATTCTAGAAAGGCGCTGCGCATGAACTCAGACAAACGCTTATCCAACGAACAGATTAAAGCTCGACTAATCCTGATCGTAGGAATCGGACTTACAGCATCATTCGTTATGGCAATCGCATCACTGATCTTCGGACTTCTCTTCGTCGTGCAACCTACCGAGCAAAGCCCGAATGACGCCGAAGCATGGGGAGTCCTTTCGCCGATGCTAATGACCCTTGCAGGCGGCCTCATAGGGCTACTCGCAGGCAACGGACTTAAAGACCGACCTAAAGACCCCCCAGCATTATGAGCGTAATTCCAGCGAACCCAAAGATCGCAAACAGCAAGCCCTACACAGGGAACTCCGACGGTGCCGCAGCTGGCCCACGAAGCGGTACCGATGAATGGATTAGGCAGGCCGTTAAATACTCAAACGGTGCTATCTGGAATAACGGCTCTTGGGGCGTTCGCGACATGAAGGGAACTCCTGGCTCATTATCGGTACACGCCACGGGGCGCGCGTGGGATGCCTCGTACCGCAAAACTGACAAGTACCCAACAGCAAATCGCAAAGGTGCAGTCGCCTTCTTAAACATTGTTATTGCTAACGCGAACGCGCTTGGAGTTGAATGTGTGCTTGATTACTTCCCACAAAAATTTGGACGCGGCTGGCAGTGCACTCGACAAGCGTGGAGCAACTATTCGAAGCCAACAATTCACGGAGCCCCGGGTGGCGACTGGCACCATTACGAGATCTCGCCCGCTATGGCAGACTCTCCAGCCCTTGTGAAACAAGCCTTTCAGAGAGTGTTCGGCGAAATCCCCCAATAGCGGATACCGATCGCCTATGGTCGAAGTACCGACGATAGGAGTGAAATTATGACCGAACCAAAAGTCTTCATCTACGAGGTAGGTCGGTGCTCAATGGACAACGGACAAGAAATACTCGTCCAGATCTTTAGACACGAAGACACACACAAAATCATCCGCGCCCAAATCGCCTTCCGAACCTTGGCTGGCGACAGTTGGGGCGTGCCTACAGAATTGAGCTTTCAACAATGAACGAAAAAACGATCAAAATCTTCGCTTGGGTAACTTTCGGACTTGCCGCCTTTGTGCTTCTCTGGGACGCTTCCAAGCCGCCTCAAGGCATGTCTAAAGTCAGTGCCTCAACCTCATATCAGACAATCCCATTGACCCCACTGCCGAGCGTAGTCACGCCCCCTGTCACTACTCTCCCAGTGACGACATGCGCGCAAGCTCTCGATCTTGCCTTGAGTGTTGGCTGGTCTTCCGATCAGACTCCTACGCTCTCGAGAGTGCTCTATCGTGAGTCACTTTGCACCGAACATGCCTACAACCGATACGACACCAACGGCGGTTCCTACGGTCTAATGCAGATCAACGGATTCTGGTGCACCCCTTCGGCATACTGGCCTCAAGGTTGGCTACAAGCGAAAGGAATTCTGTCAGTGTGCGACCAGTTGTTTGATCCAAAGATAAACCTCATCGCAGGTCTTGCGATATGGCATAATTCATCTTGGACACCTTGGAACCTTCCACAGTGACCGAACAGCAATATCCCGAAACAGGAATCACAGAGGAGACCCGACAGATGTATCCCGAAACTTACAGCGACAAATACAACAAAGTATTTAAGCAATTCATAGATGACATTGTGCGACCTAATCACATTGAACCGCCAAAACATACTCACGACATTCTTCTTGACGAACTGACGATGATGTACGACGCGCACATGACGATCGGCGGAGAGCAGAACCGATTTAATGCGTCAGTGATTCGAGCCGCGATCAATGTGATCTTGACATGCACCAAATAACTTGCAAGAAGTGTGGACTTGAGATGACTGGTCATGTTTACAGCACTAACCTTTCTAAAGTTCTTTGGATGCACCCGGGCTTTAAAGCATGCAGTAAAAATAAACCTATAAACCCAACCAAAAGGAACCCGACATGAGCGAAAAAGTAGAAACACCAAACACTCAACTACAGAAAGTTACTTTGTTAGTTGCGATGCACGATTACGAACCTGACCAGTTGAACGCTGGCGAGTGGTTGTTAAATGTGCTTATGGCATGCGCCGAACAGAAAAATACGAGCTATTACGGCGCGAAAGAATATTCAAAATCTATGCAAGTGCTAGCGGTAGAGAATTGCGAAGTTGTCGTCTCTAACGGATCACAACATGAATGATCTCCAACTCTTTGCACCTTCACGCGGACTCGGTGCATACCGAGAAGACATTGCAATAGACCGCAACACCGTCATCATCTCACCAAGCGCAAAACCGACCTCGGTGATCGCAGCTCTAAACGCCTTGCCTAAATCGGGCTCAAAGCGTCGGCGCGTATATGAATACCTAAAGCAGTCAGGCGGCGCGACTGATGAAGAGATTGAGCGCGCACTCGGCATCTCGGGCAACACTGTCAGACCTACCCGAGGCTCCCTAGTCAAAGACAAGTTCGTCTACGCCACAGACCTAGAGCGACCAACGCTTGCAGGCAACATGGCGATTGTCTGGAATGCGCGCTAATGGCACACTTTGACCTATCGCTATATGAGACCGTTGCACAGCGTCTAGAGCGCTTCTGGACTGCCTACCCACAAGGACAGATCGTGACGACCATGATGCACTACGACGCGTCTACGGTCATATTTAGGTGCGAGACCTTTGACAACGAAGGACGGATCATTGCGCACGGCTGGGCTGAAGAAGTTATGGGCAATTCCCCAGTGAACAAAACATCGTTTCTAGAGAACTGTGAAACATCAGCGATCGGACGCGCAATCAGTAACGGCCCATTAGGACACACTGGAGAGCGCGCATCAAGTACCGAAATGGAGAAAGTGAACCGCGTGAATAGCACTCCTGCACCTGACACATTCGGCGGCGCAACACCCAAGCAGATCGCCTTCCTAAAGTCGCTTGCTCGAGGTAAAGCATGGGACGACTTCCAGCTGCTTGAGTTCATTCACAAGACTCTCGGCGTGGACGATGCAGTCGTGGAGACATTGTCATCGGGACAGTGCCGGGTATTGATTGACAGGTTGAAACTATGAGAAACCCCAACGAAGAATACGACCGACTACACGATCACATGACAGCAATCGCACGCGAACGCGACAACGCGAACCGCATTATTACAACACTTGAGAAACAGATAGAAGAGCTGCAAGATGAGATCTCATTGGCCCACGAAGCATTGCGCCGAGCGTTCCCAGAGAACCAAGCATGAGCAAGACAGTCTGGGGTCTTCTTGGCGTCGTAGTAATGTGGGCGATCCTGATGATTAGGTCAGATAAAAAAAGACACCGCTAAAGACTTCTACAACTGGCAAGCACCAAGGTCGTATCACCTTCGCAAGTGACGGGGCTAATCCAAGGGAACTTGGTTAGATCGGCGCGTCCAAAACCTGCAACACGAAAGGCATTGGCAAAGCGTCGAAGCGCAGAGAGTAAAGGAATTGAATAGGGAGTCCAGTGTGGCAACGGACGGGGGGCTCTTCAGGGGTCTGTCTTGCATTACGCTTAACGATGACATACCACAAACAAACTCAACAGACTCGAGCCCGACATGCAACACACTCACAGCAACTTGAGAGCAAGCGCGACAGCGCGCGCTAGTAGGTCTTAGAACATGGAAGCGAACAGAGAACGAAACAAACAAGAATACAAACATGCACGACAAGAACTACTCCGCGATCAACCTGTATGTCATTGGTGCAGACGCGCCGAAGCAACCGAACTAGACCACCTAGTTGAGTCAGATGCAGGCGGCACAATACAAGACGGCTATGTCCCAGCGTGCAAGCCATGCAACAGTAGACGCGGTGCAGAATACATAAACAAAAAAACATCAACACGAATCCAAAACAGGAATAACGGTTTTTTATACAAAGAAATAAAGCCCCCGAGCCCCATCCAACTCTTTACCAAGAACGGCCTGAACCAGCCTGAACCAGCGGCGATCTCGCATGACCGGCCGAGACTGGAAACGATTAGCCCGGACGGGGTCGGATCGTGGGCGGGAATTGTGGGGGACATAGCCCAAGAGCTTCTTGACGTCACGCTTCTCCCGTGGCAGATGCACGTATTGGAAAAAATGCTTACTTACAATGCCGACGGCGATCTAGTTCATCGTTCCGCATTGTGTTCCGTGGCGCGGCAAAATGGTAAAACAAAAATTATTCAAGCCTTAATTCTCGCTTGGTTGATCGAGATGCCAAAGATTCGCGGCCAACGACAAACCGTTGTCTCATGCAGTCACCGTCTCGATCTTGCGTGCATGCTCTTTGAAGAGATCGCTCCAATCTTGGAGAAGCGATGCGGAGCAAAGGTCATTATGTCCTACGGCCGCTACCAAGCCACAATGCCAGACGGCTCAAAATGGTATGTCAAAGCAGCGCGTCCCTCCGTCGGCCACGGCATGACAATCGACTTAGCAATTATCGACGAATTGTTTGATGTCTCCGACGAAGTAGAAGCAGGACTCTTGCCGGCTCAACGCGCTAGGCGCTCACCCTTGACCGCCATGTTCTCTACGGCCGGCACCGAAGCCAGCACCCTCTTTATTCGTCACCGAGAGAACGCGCTTCGCCTGATCGATCTCAAAAAGCCTTCGTCGTTCTACTTTGCCGAATGGTCGCCCGAGCCTTCATTAGATCCGCTGCATGAGGCGTCGTGGTATTGGGGCAACCCAGCGATCGGACACTTCCTAACGATCGAGACTTTGCGCCAAGAATCCGAAGGGCCAGATCGAGCACTCTTTCTCCGCGGGTCGCTAAATATGTGGGTCGCCTCCGCAAACTCATGGATCCCACACGGCCTATGGCCCGAGTTGCTCTACGAAGGAGAAGTTCCTGCCGGCGGGGTCGTCGCCGTAGAAGCCTCTATGGACGACGCCCGCTACTTCGCCACCCGCTCCGTCTCATTACCAGATGGTCGAGTCGTCAACTCCGTGGCGTTTACGGCCGAGACACAAAAAGAGCTTCTAGAACACTTAGCAGAAATTGCCAAAGATCCCGCCGTCAAGTTTGCGTTCTCCCCGACAATTGACGTGCTCGTGCAATCCGCCACGTTTGACCGCCGCCGAATAGTCGTCGGATACGGCGAAATCTTGAAGTACACGCCAGTCGTTAAAAACATGATTCACGAAATGCGGCTTGTACACACGGGCGAAGCCATGCTTGCCGAACACGTACAACGCGCCGTCCTAGTCCGAACCCAAGGCTCTATCGCCGTCTCATCCCAGAAGTCACCCGGGCCGATCGAGTTATGCCGAACCCTGATCTGGTCGGCAACATTGGCCTCACAAAACCGCGTCACCCAAAAGCCTTCACTAGTCATCGTCCCGAACTAACATCCAATCGGCAGCCGTTCGTGAGCCCTACCTTTCGTCGGGATCGGAAACGCCTCCGAGCGGTTGCCACCATAAACGCGCCAAGTGTGTCATGCTCTAGGGATGGGATTATTTGATCGCAAAGTAAGCAAGGCCGCAATCTCGCCGCCACCTGCCAAAGCCGCAGCCGCAGGCGCAGGACTCAACTACGCATCAAACAATGCCGGCGTCTCCATGATCGGCCAGTACTACACGTACCAAGAAGGCGAAGCGCGTAACCGTGCCGTACAAGTTGCCGCGATAAAT